TTCCGGGTTGCTCATGCCTAACCTGCCGCCCATTGACTTTTAGTGATAGCCGCTTTGTCGTCTGCCCTGAATGCGGCAACAAACGCTGCCCGCACGCCAATGACCACCGTAATGCATGCACCGGAAGTAATGAGCCAGGGCAGGAAGGTAGTGCGTATCCAGCAGCGCCGCAGCAGGAGGTAGAAAGCCAAATCAGGAAGGGTAAGACTGTGGCCATGGAAGAGTGGGAACTGGGGGCGAGGTTAACTAAGCATAGATTCAAACCATAGCTACCATACAAGCGAAATGGGAATCCCCATATCGACAGCCAGGGCCTCTCCGGAGGCCTTTTTCTCGCGTTGATTTTGTTGAATCAACCGTCCATAATCATGTCATCGGAGCCTGAACAACTCCGGTGACTTCTGCGCATTTAAGGGGACTTAAATGCGACCACAATCTGAACTCCTCACCTTTTCCAGATGCTTATCGGCACCTGCGATTTTCTGCATTCTGCGGTTTCCGTTAAGGAGGCCGTATGAGCATCCCTGAGTGCGGCATTAAGCTTCACACTGGCAACTTCAACGCCATCGGAAAATTACTTCAGGAACAACTGCAGAGTGGCAAGTCGCTTCGCCTGCAGGTGAAGGAATGGCGCGATAAACGAAGCCTGTCACAGAACTCACTTTTTCACATGTGGATGGGTGAAATCAGCGAATACCTGATTAACTCCGGGCGAACCGACGCGACGCCTGAGTGGGTTAAGCGCAACCTCAAGAAAACCTACCTGGGCTGCGAAGAGGTGACTTACACCGATTTCATCACCGGTGAGAAAACCACGACCTGGGAGCCGCGCCACACGGCAAACCTCGACACCGGGGAAATGCATATCTTCCTGGTAAAGGTTGAAATGTGGTGCGCCCAGTTCGGCCTGGCACTGACAATCCCGAACGGTTGCGAATACCAGCAGCTGCGCGATAAGGAGGAGGCCTGATGTCTACTCCACTATCACGCGTCATCACCAACGAAATCTTCCGCGTTCCTGCTCGCCGCCAGCGTAAGCCAGCGGTTAAGCCATCCGACATCCCGACCCTGAAAGACTACACCGCCCGGCTGGTGGATCAGAAATGGCTGCGTCTCGCTGCACGGAGGAGCCATGCGTAAACCAACCCGTCGCACCTGCAAGGTCTGCAGAGAGAAGTTCACCGCCACCTTCGACAACGTCTGGTGGTGCTGTCCTGAACATGGCGCCATTTACGCACTGGAGCTGCGAGCTAAGCAGAAAATAAAAGAGGCAGCCAAGCGCATCAAGGAGCAGAAGGAGGCCGAAAAGGCCGGGCGCAAGCGCCGCAAGGAACGACTGGCAGAGCTGCGGCCTGCCGGTTACTACAAGGCACAGGCTCAGCAGGCTTTCAACGCCTATATCCGGGCGCGTGATGCCGATTTGCCATGCATCAGTTGCGGCGAGACCAATCCACCTGATCTGCACGGCGGCCAATGGGATTGCGGACACTTCAAAACGGTAGGCGCCAACCCTGAGCTGCGCTTTGAAGAGCGCAACGCCCATAAGCAGTGCAAATCGTGTAATGCCGGAGCTGGGAAATACACCGCCAAAGAGGCGACTGTCGCGCAGCAATACGAAGCTGGCCTGGTCGCTCGTTACGGCCAGGAATACGTCGACTGGCTCAACGGTCCCCACGAAATGACCAACTACCGCCGGGAAGACTTCATCCGGATCCGCGATGAGTACCGCGCAAAGCTCAAAGCACTGAAACATCGGGAGGCAGCATGAACTATACCGACTTCCTCCGGTACCAGGCAGAAAGCGTTAAGCGCGCCAACATGCCACCAGTAGCAAAGCACAGCCAGACCAAAACCAACCAGCCACATAAGGAAGCCGCATGAACAGTCAGCAACTGGAATACGTACGTCAGCAGCTCATTGTGGCGACCGCAGATCTGAGCGGGGCGACGAAAGGGCAGCTGGTAGCTTTCGCCGAGAACGCTCAATTCACCGCGACGGCGCGCAGCAGGGGGCGGAAGAAGGTATTCGACAAGGATAAACAGCGCATGGTCAACCCGGACGGCCCACCAATGAGCGGCAGCCAGTCCCGCGCCAAGGGATCGTCCATCGCGCTGGTGGGTCCGGTTGAGTTCGTTACGGCATCGTGGCGCCGCGCTGTACTGTCACTGAATGACCATCAGAAAGCGTGGTTGCTGTGGAACTACAGCGAGAATATCCGCTTTGAGTACCAGGTGGCCTTAACCCAGTGGGCATGGGCAGAGTTCCGGGAGCAGCTCGGCGCGAAGAAGGTGGCGGGCAAGACGATGGAGCGCCTGAAGAAGCTTATCTGGCTGGCGGCGCAGGACGTCAAATCGGAGTTGGCGGGCAAGGACATGTATCAGCACCAGGACCTGGCGGCCCTGTGCGGCGTAAAGCCTGATAACTGGTGCCATAACTACGCCGATTACTGGCGTGCCATGTGCGGCATCTTTAAGCGGCTTGATGGTGACTCTCTTCGTTGCGCTGTGAGAACACGATCACAACAAAAGGCGACTTTTTCGCAGCAGGGTGTTGCAAAAGTCAATTAAATAGCATACATTTCATGTAAATCTGATATCGTCGCCATAGCTTCGTAGGTCGACAAATAATTAAGAGCCTCGCTATTGTGCGGGGCTTTTTTATTTGCGGTGCGCCGCACACAGAACCCACTACCTGGGACCCTTCGGCCATAGAGCCGACATTGCATTACCCTCACATTGCCAGCCTGTCGCTGGCTTTTTTATTCCAGGCCCCGGGAACCATCATCGACATGCCTTCTTGTTAAATCGTCCCGAGGGCCTGAACCAACTACACACGGAATAAATATGTCTGAGACCTTCACTATCGTAGGCGTTGGTCTTACATCGTCATCAGTCGGTGTAACCTTTGCCACGCTGTTTCCGGAGGCGACTCCAGCAGTGATGCTCGGATCACTCGCCGGAACGGCGCTATACGTTCTGACCTCAGATCCCCATCAACTCTGGAAGCAGGCTATCTTTGCGCTGATATCGTTTATCAGTGGCGTGTTCTTCTCCGTGCCCATGGCGAAAATCATGGCCGGAGTCATCAACACGCCGTTAAGCCTGATGAAGCCACCGGCCAGCATTGAGGTATCGCCCGCTGTCGGTGCAATTGTCACTGCTTCCATTTCCGTGGCAGTCCTGCTGCGTATTCTCCGCAAATCCAAAAGCGGGAAGATGCCGGGGCTGGGGGAGGAAGATAAATGACATGGCAGCTTCTTCTGATGGATGCAAACGCCATAGTTTGCCTGTTAATCATGGTCAGGCTGATGTTTTTCCGGAAGGAGGGAAAGCGTCATCGCCTTAGTGTCGCGGTGCTGGCCTATCTGGTCATCCTTGCCGCCGGATTCAATGCCTTCAACATTCTGCTCGGCCACTACGTTCAGGTTAACCTCGGCGATCTGCTGCTTAACTCCGTCATCTGCATGGCGGTGTGGCTGGCGCGCGGTAACCTGGCGAAGGTCGTTATAACGGAGTAGTCCATGCAAACCAGCGAAAAGGGGATAGCCCTGATAAAGCAATTCGAAGGCTGCAAACTCACCGCGTACCAGGACAGCGTCGGCGTATGGACGATCGGCTATGGCTGGACTCAGCCTGTAGACGGCAAACCAATCCGCGCCGGGATGACGATTAAGCAGGAAACAGCAGAACGTCTGCTGAAGACCGGACTTGTCAGCTACGAAAGCGACGTGTCCCGCCTGGTTAAAGTTGGTCTGACTCAGGGGCAATTCGACGCCCTGGTGTCGTTCACGTACAACCTCGGCGCCAGGTCACTGTCGACATCGACCCTTCTGCGAAAACTCAACGCCGGTGATTACGCTGGTGCAGCCGATGAGTTCCTGCGCTGGAATAAAGCTGGTGGGAAGGTGCTGAATGGCCTGACACGTCGCCGTGAGGCAGAGCGCGCTCTGTTCCTGTCGTGACTGGTGCACTGGTTAAGCGTTACTGGCTGCAACTGATTTTGGTGGCGGTAATCGGCGTGCTGGCGTTCTTCGTGAACCGCTACCGCGACAACGCCATCGCCTACAAAGACCAGCGCGATAAAGCAACGGTCAGGGCAGACAAATCAGAGGCGATCACCAACAACGTGATCACCACGATGAACATCATCCGTGACATCTCACAGGCTACCCAGAATGCAAAGAACGAACTGGCTCAAAAGGGCGAAACGCGCATTGTCTACATCAGGCAGGCACTTGAAGGCGATCCGTGTGCTAACCAGCTTGTTCCTTCTGCCGCTGCTGACAGCCTGCGGGAATACGCAGACAGTTTACGTTCCGGCCCCGGTGGTGCCGATAAGCGCTGACCTGACCGCAGACACACCGATCCCCGGAATGGTGGTTCCGTTCACATGGCAGGCAAGTCTCGAGTTAAACGCTCAGCTCTACACGGCGCTGGGGCAGTGCAATCTGGATAAGGCAGCAATCAGGAAAATCGAATCATCAAGAGCCTCGCAATAGCGGGGCTTTTTTATGCGCATCTCACGCGCACATCAACGAGAGCCTTTCAGTAAGCGAGCCTGAGAAAAGCCGTTATAGGTGGCGACCTCTCTCGGGCGGCTTTTCTGTGAGACAGGCTCACTTTCTAAAAGGTAAAGACGCTATGAATAATCCGTCAGTTATTCCGGCCTTCGACTTCCGCGAAATGGTCACGACCCTCGACAACAAGATAATCACCACATCACTCAAGGTGGCGGATTACTTTGGCAAGCGACACAAAGACGTTTTGCGTGCCATACGTAACCTGAAATGCTCCGATGACTTCACCCAGCGCAATTTTGCGCCCATTGATTTCATTGATAAAAATGGCGATGTTCAGCCTATGTATAACATCACCCGCGACGGATGCATGATGCTAGTGATGGGATTCACTGGCAAAACAGCTGCCGCAGTGAAGGAGTGTTACATCAATGCCTTCAACTGGATGGCCGAGCAGCTAAACCGGCGCAAGGCGATGGGTGAAGAATTGCAGCATCGCTTCGCCATTAAAGAAACGCGCTCAAAGCTGAAAGGCACGATCGGAAGCCGGTTGATGAACGAACGGAAGAAGGAAAAACGCGTGCTGAGGCTCGAACATGAGCACATCATGCAGGTAACGCAGCCTGAATTGCTGATCGGATAAGCCATTACAAAGCTCATCTGCTGGTTGCTAATGATGATAAAATGCAGAGTCCCATGGATTTTGGGGTAGGAAAAGCCTGGATATGATGCTAGAAATCATAACATTAAAAAGACCGTGAGATGCAGTATGAAAATCTTAGGATTGGATGAGTACAGAACCCTTCGTGAGGGAGGGACAATGAAGTATTTTGAACTGGAACGCATGCCTAACAGCACTTGGGCTGCCATTTTCGAAAGTTTGTTTACCGAAAAGGATGAAAAGGCATGGGTAGAGGGTTACTGCATTGTGACGAACTGCTCAAACAGTGAAGTATCCACCCGGTTCATATACTTGAAAGAAAAGTGCGAAGAAGCGAACTCTATATACAGGGTTAAGCATTCTACACTATAACTAATTAAAGAAAGTTAAACTCCTGGTGATTTGTTTGCTGCCATTTTCACTTCTTTCAGAATTGAATTCAGGTGAATGAGTTAAAAAAGACTTTTGGGCTATTAAAGGTAACGTAAATCACAGGCAAAAGATTCGTCAATGTGATTGAGTGTTCATGGGACTAACAATCTTCTCTTGTAAGGAATTATGTGTAGAAGGAGATTTTATGGCACAGCTATTGATTTTTGCTGATGATGAGCCTGCTAAGTTGCTGAAAATTCGAAGTTATCGGAGCAAGATTCTTTATCTGTATGCTAATGATGAGGTGAGGTGTTTGGATGTGGTGATTTTTTTTTCAACTTTTCTGAAAGGCGAAAGTGGGGCCATATTGGTGGCAGCCGACAGATACGTGAGCAGGAAAGAAATTATCGAGGCTTATGATGCTCTAATTGGTTGAAAGCAGCGAGACTGGCGCGTAGCAGTAGGATGGGGCATGCTTGGTTCTATACGTCAGTAGAGTGATACAGGAGTTCATATCGGCCAGACGAAGCGTGATGCTACTTTAATCCAGCGGGTGAGCGCTTAATATTGTTTGTCCCAACGGTTCGAACCCATTTCTGATTACCACATTCAAGCCACTGGCACTCGCTGGTGGCTTTTTTTATTGGAGTGAATAATGGCAAAACCGGACTGGGAGGCCATCGAGACGGCGTACCGGGCCGGAGTGATGTCCCTCCGAGAAATAGCATCACAACACGGTATCAGCGAAGGCGCTATCCGTAAGCGCGCCAAGCGTGACGACTGGTCGCGTGACCTCAATGCGAAGATTCAGCAAAAGGCTGATGATCTGGTACGCAAACAGGAGGTACGCAAACAGGTACGCAACGAAAGCACTTTGACCGAACGCGTACTGATAGAGGCGACTGCCGAGGTAATTGCCACGGTACGCATGGAGCACCGGGGAGACATCCGCCGGGCTCGTGAACTGACCAACACGCTATTCGATGAACTTGGTGCGCAGTGCGCAGATGTAAGAGCGCTCGAGCAGTTGGGCGACATCATGTTTGACCCCGACGATAAAGGGCGGGACCGGCTCAATGAAATTTATCAGAAAGTGATCAGCCTGCCTTCCCGCGTTAAATCCATGAAAGACCTGAGCGACAGCCTGAAGACGCTGATCGGCCTCGAGCGTGAGGCATACAGCATCGAGAATAAGGCTGAAACGAAAGAGGTCACCCATAACGTCATGCTGGTGCCAACCAGTGACAACGTGGATGACTGGGAGGCGGCAGCGCAGAAACAACAGGACGGGGTGCTCGGTGGATGAATTACAAAGCTGTATGGAAGCCACTGCCTGGATCGCAGTCTCTGGCGCTGAGTTGCCCATGTAACGAAATCCTGTTCGAGGGTACTCGCGGACCAGGCAAGACCGCTGCGCAGTTAGCCAGGTTCAGGCGTAATGTCGGCGTGGGTTATGGCTCGTTCTGGCGCGGCGTCATTTTCGACACCGAATATAAGAACCTTGCCGACATCATTACTCAGTCGAAGCGTATGTTTCGCCTGTTCAACGACGGTGCACGCTATCTGTCATCTGCGAGCGAATTGCGATGGGTATGGCCTACTGGCGAGGAGCTGCTCTTCCGCTTCGGCAAAGAGGCGGACGACTACTGGGATTTCCACGGGCAAGAATTCCCGTTCATTGGCTTTAACGAGCTGACGAAACAGCAGTCCCCAGAGTTCTACGAAATGATGTTCTCCTGCCGACGCTCATCGTTCAGGCCGGAGAACTACCCGCTGGATAATGGCAAGTTACTGAAGCCAATCCCGCTGGAGACGTTCAGCACTACCAACCCGTTTGGCATCGGGCATACCTGGGTGAAGAAGCGCTTCATTGAGCCGGCTCCGCGTGGAACCGTGCAGCGTGACAGGCAAATGGTATTCAACCCCCAGACTGAGCGAGAAGAGGAAATCACGCTTACTCGCGTGGCCATCCACGGATCGTTCAAAGAGAACCCTTACCTCGACCCGCAGTACATTGCGACCCTGATGGCTATTAAAGACCCTAACCGACGCAAAGCGTGGGTAGAGGGCTCCTGGGATGTGACCAGTGGCGGGCGATTCGACCACCTGTGGAATGAATCGCTGCACGTCATTAAGCCATTCCGCATACCGGATAGTTGGACAGTTGACCGCTCCCATGACTGGGGTGAGTCGAAGCCGTTCTCAAATCTGTGGTGGGCTCAGGCTGATGGCACTGCCGCCGAACTGCCTGATGGTCGGCAGTTCTGCCCGCCGGCAGGGACGTTAATCCTGATCGGAGAATGGTATGGCTGCCCGCCTGATGAGCTGAACAAAGGCCTGAATATGTCATCCACCAACGTCGCGAAAGGCGTGGCGTGGATTGACAAGCGGCTGGTGGGCGAAGACGTCGACGAGCCGGAAGAGATTCAAATAGACGGTGTTACGCAGGGCCAGTTGAACATTGTTCCGGGAATATGCTCGGAAGTTATCCCTGGACCGGCTGATAGCGCCATTTTCAATACCGGTGACGATGAGTTGTCGATCGGCCAGAAAATGGAAAGTCAGGATGTCGAATGGCTTGAAGCCAATAAGAAGCCTGGCTCGCGAGTAAACGGGGCCTCGGTATTCGCTGACATGCTTGAGGCTGTAGTTGAAGGTAAGAAGCTGGAATCTGGCATACCTGAGAAGCCTGCCTTTTACGTGTTTGAGCATTGCCGCGGATGGATTAGCCGCATACCCGTGCTGGTTCGCGACAGCAAAAACCCAGATGACGTAGATACCCAGCAGGAAGACCACGACTGGGATGCAACCCGTTACCGCGTGCTGCACTCTCCTCGCCGTTCAGGGGCGATATTCTTCACATAAGGACAACTCAGTGAGTAACGATACAGAAATGCAAGTCCTCGCTGGGCTGATTGTGAATAGCCTCAACGAGGTATCGCGATCTCGACAGCTTTATGCGGCCGGCTTCACTAAATCAGGCAACACCAAGCGACATCATCTGTGGTGTGAATTTGGCTATCCTGAGCGCCTCGACTTTGACCACTTCTACAACATGTATGAGCGTAATGGAGCCGCGTTCGGCGCTGTTCATAAGCTACTGGATGCATGTTGGTCTGATAATCCTGTAATCGTGGATGGTGACGAGACGAAGAAGTCCAAAAAATCGACGCCATGGGAAAAGAAAGTCACCAAGCTCATGAAGAAATACTGGGCGAAGGTGAAGGACGCGGATAGACGTAACCTTGTCGGTCACTACTCAGCTCTCATTCTTCAGTTTGCCGATAGCCGTAATTGGGATGAGCCAGTTAATCGTGAAGTGATGCGTAACTCACGCGAACGCGGCTTAGTGAAGATGATTCCTGCATGGGAGTCGCAGGTTAAGCCGGGTGAATTAGAGCAGGATCAGAAGTCCCCTGATTACGCCATGCCGAAGTTTTATTATTTCCAGGAACAACCCGTGGGGGACAACGGCAGTATTGTTGGTCCCATGCGCTCCATCAAAATTCATCCTGAGCGCATCATCATTTTCTGCGAGGGCTCAGAAGATGAATCCTCACTGGCTGGAATCCCTTTCTTGCGTGCAGGCTATAACGACCTGCTGGATATGGCTAAAACCTCCGGCGGCAGCGCTGAGGGGTTCCTGAAAAACGCCAGCAGGCAGCTCGGCATTAACATGTCGAAAGACACCAAGATTGACAAAATCATGGAGGATGCCAAGAAAGCTGGTTATTCAGGGCTGGCTGACGCTTTAAACGCTGCTATCCAGAAACTTAACTCTGGTACAGATTCGGCCCTGGTGACGCAGGACGGAGAGGCTAAAGTGCTTTCCGTTGCCGCTGCCGATCCGAGTCCAACGTGGACAGTGTCAGCTAACCAGTTTTCATCTTCAGTTCAGATGCCATTCACCATCTTGTTTGGTCAGCAGACGGGAAGGCTTGCTTCAGATCAGGACAAAAACGACTTTGCCAAGCGCTGTAATGGTCGCCGCAACGGGTTCCAGACTGACCGGGCAAGTGCAGTTATAGAACGGCTTTGGACTGTGGAGGTTATCGAGCCACCTAAATCTGGCGAAATCACGTTAACCTGGTCCGATCTACTCGCTCCAAGTGAGAAAGAGAAGATTGCCAACATGAAGGAAATGGCTGCGGTGGCGAAGGATACCCAGCAAGCCTACGGCACACCGGCTGTTGATGAGAACGAGGTCAGGGAAGCGGGAGAACTTGAGCCGCGTGAAGATGTTAAGCCGCCTGACCCCAAAAATAAGGTAACGACCGATGATCCTCTTTCCGATGACACCGGAGCAAAAGACGAAAGTCGGGACACCGGTAGTTCCGCGCAGCAAGGTTGACCCGACCCGATCGGCAAGGCAGGTAACCGCGATGTTCCGGGATATCGAGGAACGATATCTCGGCATCAAGCGCGCGCTGAAGGCTCTGTTTGACCAGCGCCTGACTGGGCGAGAGCGAGAGGTAAACAGCCATAACTGGCGCTTCCTGTGCCACGACCACGGCGCTGACATGCGGCTCTACCAGGTCAACGCCGGCAAGTTCATCTACGACATGTCAGCGCAGGAACTGGCAGACCTACTTGAGGCGGTGCAGGGCATTCTCGACGATTACCTGCTGGATGGCGGAGAGCAAAATCTATGGGCGATGGATTATGTCGTCGCAGAAGCGCAGCGTGGCACGCTGGAGGCGTTCAATAACCTCTCGCAGCAGTCACAGGTGTACGCCAGCCAGACTACGCTACAGCAGCTTTTAAGCAGCCCCGCTTATCTGAACCACATTGCGGCGGCCAGGCTGACAACGTTCAGTGACTGGAAGGTCATCAGCGATACAGCCCGCGGAGACCTAGCCAACATCATCACCGATGCAGTAGCGCGCGGGGTGAATCCTCGCGAGACGGCCAGCGTAATCAGTAAGCGCCTTGATGTGTCGATGTCGAAAGCTAAGACCATCGCTCAGACTGAGCAGGTCGGCGCGCTGCGGCAGGCGCAATGGAACGAAACGGACTGGGCGGCTGACCGGCTGGGGCTGAATACCGGCTTGCTGTGGTTGTCAGCGCTCAAACCAACGACGCGCACCTGGCACGCCAGCCGCCACGGCCAGGTCTACACCACCGAAGAGGTGCGGGACTTCTACGCTGAGAACGGCAACCGGTACAACTGCTATTGCAGCCAGATACCGGTGCTGCTCAACGACGACGGCAGTATTTTCAATGAAGGGTTAGAGGATAAACTGGCGAAAGAGCGTAAGCAGTGGCAGCATAAGTAAAAACTGAGTCATAAAACGTCGCTGGGATGGTCAAATGAAATTTCAAATAACAAAGTCCGCTTTCTTAATAGCCGCTTTAGGTGCTGGTTCTTTTTCTGCAAACGCTAACGAGTTAGATTTGCTAAACGCTAAAAACGATATGGCCTCAGCGATAACTAAGATGGGGTTACTGACAAACTCTTTTACTGAGCAAGGAAAGCAGTCTTCTTCGTTAACGGGTATGAAAATAGCACAAGGGTTTGCTAAGAACTTTGATGATTTTATCGTGCAAAGATTACAACAAAATCAGTCATGTGCTGACATTCAAAATGAAGCGGAAAAAAATATCAACGCAGGGATTAATCAAGGTAAGGACGCGTCAATGGGAGCTGCTGCTGAAAAAGCCAGCAAAAATGTGGAGGCCGCAATGAAAAATTATATCAAAGTACAGTGCGCTAATTTAACTGAATGACATTCTGCTATTGACCATAACCCGCTCCGGCGGGTTTTTTATTGCCTGAAATCCACCAGTGAGGACCCAGCATGAAACGCAACCGCGTTAACGTGCTGACCGTCGTCAACTCCGCCTCAAACATCACTACTGAAACCATCGACGGCAAGCCACATATCGTGGTTCGCGGCATCACGCCTGTCGTGGACGATATCGTGATGAACCGGAAGTTGTACCCGGCAGCAGAAATCGAAAAGGCCTACAACACGCTCGAGCGTAACCCGATGCCGCTGGGCCACCCAAAAGTGGACGGCAAGCATGTGTCGGCGCGCGATGTCCGGGCGGTGAACGAGTACCACGTCGGGGCCTGGTTACAGAACGTCAGCCACAAAGACGGCAAAGTGACGGGCGACATGTACGTTAACCGCCAGTACGCCGAATCCAGCGACAAGGGCAAGCGCCTGATTAACCGCCTGAATGAGATGCTGGCCGGTACCAACTCCGACCCGATTCATATCTCGACAGGCCTGCTGTATTCCGGTATCGCCGCCAACGGCGAGTCGAAGGGCAAAAAGTACAACGAGATCGCCACCAACATGATGTTTGACCATGTGGCGGTGCTGCTTGATGAGCCTGGCGCTGGAACGCCGGAAGAGGGCGTGGGCATCTTCGTTAACTCGGAAGGTGATGAGCAGCAGATCGAAGTTGCCCGCCTGGCTGACGGAATCGACTGCACCCGCGATGGCCTGATCAACAAAACCAAATTCTTCTTTACCAATGCCTCCAACTTTTCCTTCGACGACATCCAGCGCGCAATCAGTGAAAAGCTGCGAGAGGGTCGATCTGATGACAACTGGCTTTGGCCAGAGTCGGTATGGCCTGACACCTTCGTATACCGGGATGATTCCCGTTATTTCAAACAGAAGTACATCATCGACGATGACGGCAAGGCCCAATTCGTCGGCGAACCTGTAGAAGTCGTGCGCAAACAACCTGAGTACGAGATTAAAACCAACGGAGAGAACGATCCGATGAAAGAACTGATTATCAATGCGCTGCAAGCCGCTGGTAAGCCGACCGAAGGCAAGTCCGACGCCGAGCTGATGGACGCATACAACCAGATGAAGGCCGACGAAGCCGCCGCCAAGAAAAATGGCGACGAAGAAATCGACCCGGCAACCGGCAAGCCCAAGAAAAAAGAGCAGGCCACCAATAACGAAGAGATGCCAGCGTGGGCGCAGAAACTCGCCGATCGCGTGGACGTCGTTTTCAACAGCCTGAGCGCTAACGCCGATAAAGAGAAAGGCGAAAAGCGCGCGGCTGTGAAGCTGGCGATGAACATGAGCGACGACGAAGTCGCGGATCTGGACGGTAAGGCGCTCGACGCCATGTACGCCAAGTGCCAGACATCTTTCGGCCTGAACGGTGCATTCCGCCATCAGGCAACCAACACCCAATCAGTCAGCGAAATGCCGGAGTAAAAAATGGCTAAAGACGGAAAGCATATTATCCACGCCGGCGGCGTGTTCCCTAATCCGCTGCTTAACCGCGAAGGCGGGGCGGCCGCATCGACTCTGCCTGGTACTGTTGGCTTCTTCAGTACTGCTGACAAGTTCACGGCCTCTGTGGTCGGGGCAGAATCCGCCATCAAGTATGTGGCAAACAAAGACTACCTGCGCTGCCTGAGTGTTGATGACGCAATCCCAGCCAATGAATTGGTTGTTGGTATTCATCCGCTGCCTGGCATGTTCCTAAATGTGCGAGCAGCAGCGGGCACTTACACCAAAGGCCAGCCGGTTGCAGTAGCCAACGGTCAGATCACTGCGGTTGTAGATGATGCCGCCGTATTCGCTTATGTCGAAGAAGATAAAGCAGTCACTGCGGTGGCGGGCGATCTGATTCGCGTTGTGTTCAAATAAGGAGCACTGAATGTTTGTATTCTCCAAGTCTATCGGCGAGAAGACCGGTAACCTCGCGGTAAACCAGGCGCAATGGCGCGCTCTCGAACTTGAGCGAAACGCCAGTGCTCAGGCAGCAGCTGATTTTCTGGCGCGCACTCAGTTCCGTGGTGATGCAGAAAACGCCCCTTATCTCGACGCGGTGAACGCAGTTGACGATATCCGCCGCCTGTATCGCGCTTTCGACACAACTGTGCTTCAGCAGTTCGAGCCAAATACCGAATTCACCCTGCTGAACGATCTGATGCCGCTCTCTCGCTCCGTGCGAATTGAGCAGTCTCGTTACGATTACGCTCGTACCGGCGGCCGCGGCTGGGCTCATACTTCCATGTCCGGTCAGGTTGGTGCGGCGCTGGATGCACGCAGCTATTCCTTCGATGGCACCATGGTACCTATTCACGACTCGGGCTTTAAGTTCGAATGGCGTGATCCAATCTTCAACAGCCCGCAGGCATTGCAGTCGCAGTCGGATGCTCAGCGTGGTTCTGTAGAAGATGTACAGCGTCGTTACGTTGACTACATTTTCAACGGCTTCCGCGATAAGGCTGGTAACTTTGCAGTATTCGACGGCCTGACCTGGAAAGGGCTGCGTGACGATGAGCGTGTAGCACAGATCGACCTTGGTGCTTCCGGCCTTAACATCGATTTCACCTCTGGCACAGCAACGTCTCAGGCTATCCGCGCCGGGGCAATCGCGCTTCGTGATCAGATGCGTCGCGTAAACAACCAGTATGCAGAGCAGACCTGGTATGTATCCGGCGAAATCATCTCCAACCTGGAACGCTACTTCTCCGACAACTTCCAGTCCGGAACGATCATGGATGAAATCCTGAAGCTGACCGGCGTTGCGGCGATTAAAGAAGACAGCCAGCTGTCAGGTAACGAAATCGTCATCGTTCCGCTGTCTGCTGGCGTCATTGCTCCAATCGTCGGCCAGGCTATCGGTACCGTTGCATCTCCGCGTCCTGAGTACAACAGCGACTACATCTGGCGCACCTGGGGTGCAATGGGGTTGATGGTCAAGCAGGACATCAACAACAAATACTCCGTAATTCACGCATCAAGCTAAGGATAAATCATGGCACTGGTAGAAATCGTGGCAAGCAACCTGCACGCCGGTGCCAACCTCCGCAAGCTGGAGGTTGGTTCAGTGGTGGATGTGGACGATGCAACAGCTGAGCGCTGGATCAGCACTGGCAAGGCGAAGGAGACCGACAAGAAGAAAGGCGAGAAGCTTACCTTCGAAGTGGCTACTCCTTCAGCTCCTGCGACAGATCTGACGGCCCTTCAAAAGCAACTCGCCGACGCACTGGAGCAGAACCAAAAGCTAATCGCCGATGGTGAAGCTAAAGACAAGGCTCATGCTGACGCACTGGCAGCAGAAACAAAACGCGCCGACGATGCCGAAGCAGCACTGGCGGAAGCAATCAAGAAGGCGAAATAACCATGGCTGACCCAATCACAGCGGCAGACGTGCAGGCGTTCCTCGGTGAATTGGGTTACTCCATACCGGGCGCGCTGCTGGAGCCGATTCTCTGCGTGGTGAACAAAATCATCCCGTGCCTCGATGGTGCCGGGTATGACGAGTGCACCGCGAAGCTGATCCTGATGTACGCCGCCGCGCTTATGGCTACTTCGTCCGGCGCGCGCCGCATCAAATCGCAGGGGGCGCCGTCTGGCGCGTCCCGCTCGTTTGAATATGGTGACGACAGCATTACCTGGCTGCGCGACTCGTTGGCCCGTCTCGATACCAGCGGATGCACCGGTGAGTTACCGATCAGCGCTGGTAATAGTGTCGGCCTGTTCATGGTGGTCGGGGGCTGCTGATGACGTACAAATCAGTTAAGCAAGGCCTGCCGCGTTCGTTTACCCGCGTATGGGTGATGACCGACACCGGACGGGAGACTACCGGCTACGTGAAATCGGACGGCGAGTGGTTCATCAACTGCCCGCGCATCCGGGCGACCGGCGCGAAAGTGCTGCGCTGGAAGGAGGGCTGATGTCATCGGTAGCGAACTGGAGCTATACCGCCACGGCAACCATATGGCGCAAGATGGACGGCAATGACGAATACGGCGATCCGCTGGGCTATGCGGAACCTGAGCAAATCCTCTGTGATTACGAGGGCGGGCTCAGTAAGAAGTTAGCCAATCTGGGCTCCGAAATCGTCGTGAAGAACACCGTCTGGACGGAGTTCGCGCTGGCGGCTGCGGGTGATTACCTGCTGATTGGCGTATCGACAGAAGCTGACCCGGTTGTCGCCGGTGCCGACGAGGTGCGGCAGGTTATCCGTTATGCCGACACGTTCGAGCGCCTGGCGGATGATTACGCCATCCTGACGGGAGTGTAGCCATGGGCATAAAAGTGAAGGGCATCAGCCAGGCGAAGAAGCACCTGAACGATGTCATCAACGACGTTAAGGGCCGTAAGGTAATTCGCGCGTTGCAGTCGGCGATGATGCTTATCGGCACCCGGGCGGCATATTACACCCCGATCGACACCTCAACCCTGATTAATAGCCAGTTCCGCGAAATCGACGCTGGCGGGGTTCTCATCACCGGGCGCATCGGTTACTCAGCCAACTATGCCGCGTACGTGCACGAAGCGTCAGGAAAGCTGAAAGGCCAGCCGCGCGCGCACTTCGGCGTGACCAGTAACCGGTCTGAGTTCGGCCCGCAGAAACCGAAAGAATTCGGTGGCGGGACAGGAAAGGGCAACTACTGGGATCCGCATGGTGAGCCGCAATTCCTGACCAAAGGCGCAAATGACGAGCGCGATAACGTTGATTCGGTGATGCGCAAGGAGCTTTCGCTATGACACCCATGATGCACGAGCGGGTGCGCAACATGTTCGGCGACGCCGGGCTAACTACCGGTTTCACGGTGCAGCAGCTGATGTACGACGACCCTGGAGATCTGTCGAAGGCGATCATGGTGTTCAGGCCTAACGGCGGGTCGAATATTCGGACTGACCTCGGCTCTGAGTATCACGTCCTGGTCGACGTCGTAGGTGCAAAAGATAAGCGCAAAGACGCACTCAATGCCGTACAGCGCATCGTCGATTACGTCCAGGCCAACCCCATGGCTGACGAGTGTGTCGGCTACATCCAGAACATGGGCGCCATCCCCGCGCCGGTGCTCACAGAAGAAGGGCGAATAGTCTTCCGACTCCAGTTCGCCTGCACCTATGGAGAGTGATATAATTTCACTGCGCGGCTAGACCGGCCAGTCGAAAGCGGAGAACACAGACTCCGTTGCCGCGCACCTCCATCTGTGAAACCTACTGTGAGGTTTATTATGGAAATAGCTAAAGACAAAGAGCTACCTGTTGAATATCTGCAGGAATGTTTTCATTACGATCCTGAAACCGGTGAGCTAACTTGGAAAGAAAGGCCGTTAAGTCATTTCGAACACTCCACCAAAGCTGATGGCGGATTTAATAAAAAATACGCTGGTAAAATTGCTGGATCTGTCATGGCGAGAGGCTATGTATGGATTACGCTGAATAAGCGTCCTCATTTCGCGCATCGCATAGCGTGGGCCATTCACTACGGCGAGTACCCAAAGGATGTTATTGACCACGTGAATGGCATTCGTACTGACAATAGAATCTCTAATCTTGTGCAATCCACGCCTAGCGCCAATTCCAGAAACCAGAAGAAGAGATCCACTAATACTTCTGGGCACATGGGAGTTTGTCGCCGAAGCGATAACGGAATCTATGGTCACTC